GCTGATGACGATGCCGATATTCTGGGCTGTGGTGGTGATGATCAGCTTGAGCGAATCCCACTCGAAGGTGCGCTTGAGCAATTCCCACACGGTCGAGAGTGTCAGCTTGAAAGCTTGGGGCAGGTTTTTCATCACCGCCCCTACGTAGTTGATGAGAGCAGTGAGGTTGGTCTTGATACCGCTGAAGGCTGCATCGAGGCCTCCCAGCCATGGGCCGAAGTTGTAGTCGATGATGCCGCCCACCTGCTGGCGGATGTCTCCCCAGGTGTTCTTCATGTTCGTCAGGTGCTGGGCGGTATCCCCATCGGCCATCATCGCCGAGTACTCTCCGAGCTTGTCGATCACCTTGTCGACCGCCGCCCCGTGTGCGAGCTCGTCCTTGGTGAGGCCATCGAGCTCGATGCCGAGCTTTCTCAGCTCCCCGGTGGCCCCGGTGTAAGAATCCAGCAGGTTCATCATCGAGCCGTTGAGGTCCTTGCCCGTCACGTTGGACAGGTACACTGCAGCCTCGGAGATGCTTTCAATTTCGTCGGCACTCTTGCCCAGGGCGGCCAACTGGGCGACCATGGATTCGATATCGCCCTTGCCCGAAAGCGTCTGGCTGCTCAGCCGCTCGACCACGGCGGTAACCTTCTCATACGAGGTACTGTCGCCCAGTGCGAGGGCGAGTTGCTTGTAGGATCGTTCGGCTGCGGAGAACTCGGAGAATGTTGCCGATACTGCATTGCCCAAAGCCTTCACTGAAGCGATGATCGCGGTGGCGGCGAAGGCGCCTTTAAGCACTCCACCCAGTTTGGTTGCAGCACCCTTGAGGCTTCCCAGGTCGGCTGCAGCTGATTTGACAGCCCCTCCGATATCGTTCTGGCCTTTAATGATGACTTTCGCTTGTGCTGCCATACTCGCTTTCCCCTTATGCAATGAAAAGGGCGCCCCATAGACGCCCTGTGATTAGTGTTTTTGTGTCAGTTTTTTTGCTTGCTCATGCAGATGCCGCCGGTAGCTGAGCTGGATCAGCTTGAGGATCTGCATGCTCATGTACGGCTGGTCCATGAGAGAACCAGCGAACGGTAGGTGCCTGAAATCCCCGCTCTCAGAGTCGCAGCAGGGCAGATAGATATCGGTTATGTAGAAGAGCCAGTGTCCGTACTCGGCGTAGAGCTCTGCGCTTCTTCTTCCGTTGAAGACCTCGCAGCAGAGGGATGCGATCTGCCTCCGCTCGCGTCCGCACGGGAAAAAAAAGCGGCATGGGTGTACTCATTGACGACCTTCACCGTCAGATCCAGCGACTCGAACACCAATAAGGCAACCTCGCGGTTGTCCATCTTGCGCTTGGCATCCGCATCCTCATAGAAGTTGTGGTCCACCAGAATCGAGGGAAGCAGGTCGCGAAGCAGCTTCAGCGTCTCATTCTCCCCCTGCTCGGAGGCTTCCTTCAACTTGAGCATCTCCAAGGTGGGCAGCTCCTTGAGTACGATGTATGCCTCGTCGTCGGCCTTGAGGCCCACCAGTGTTCCCACTTCGATGCGTACCTTCTGTATGCACGTATCATAATGTTTTGTCTTGATGAACATGGCTGTTATCCTCCGTAGGGTGTCGAGATCTTGTCGGTGATCACGATGGTGATGGGCTCTTCGGTGCCCACGCTGAGCGCCTCGCCTGCAACGGTGGAGCTGAGTATGCCCGTTCCCCCGACATTCGCATCCACCTCACTGATCGCCACATACGAGAGGGTGATGGTAATGCTGTGCCCTGCACCAGGGGATGAGAAGGTCAGCTCTACTGAAGCGTTTTCCTCGCTGGTGAGGTATCCACTTTTCAGCGATTCCACCTCAGTGCTGTAGGGGATCTCGAAGTTGATGGTCACCACTCTCTTTCCATGCTGCGGTTGGCCAGCATAGAGGCCCGAGGCATAGGTGCGTGGGGAGCTTTCGAGGGCGTTGTCGATCTTCAGCGATGCGCTGGTGATGTCGTACGTGCTTCCGTTGACCGTGAAGGTAGCGTTCGTGCACCGGTACGAGGGGATGCTGAAGCTCTTCAATGCCGCATCGAGGGTACCCGTCTCCTCGGTGGTCCCCTTGAGGTCGATGCTGCCCTTCACATAATCGCCGGCCGCGCAATCCAGGCTGAGGGCGCCGATGGTGCATCCTGCATAACGCTTGATTGCCGCCTTGCGGTCAATGATGAAGGTGAGGCTGGGAAGCGCCTCATGCACATCGCACAGGCCCATGGTGTGGGTGTACGCATCCGTTTCTCCCACCTGGGCGCAGGTGTCTTCTCCCCCCAGGGCGGCGTGCAGGATGAGACCGGCCGATTCGGGTCGGAGGATGAAGCTCACCGAGCCCTCCACCGTCACTGCAAGCAAATCCCGGTTCGTAGCGGTCTTGCTTCCCAGTAGCGAGCCCTCGTCCCCTTTCTCGACGGCCACTTTGATGCTCTCGCTGGTCAGATCGACCAGTGTGGTGGGACTGGCAGCCTGGGCGAAGGAGCTTTCCTTGCCTGCCTGCAGCCGCGATCCCGTTCCTGTGTAAAATGCCATATGCGTTACCTCTCTTGTATTCAGAATTCCTTGGACCATTGCAAATCGATGCTTGCCTCGATGGCCGTGATTGTTGAGCTTGCCGTGACGGTAGGGTAGTAGTCCATGTCGGTGATGCGCGCATCCTCGATGAAGCCACCCAAGGTCGGATCGCTTCGTACGAGCAGGTACAGGGCGCTGTAGAGCGCGAATACCCGCCTGACCAGAATCGCGTTGGGTGCACTCTTGCACAGGAGAAAGATGGTTGCGCGCATGGTGGCCAGGTCGCTATGCATGCCCAGCGGCTCGAGGTTCTCATAATCGGGCTGGATGTAGAGCATCGCAGGGCGCCGCATGCTGTCCACATCGGGGAAATCGATCTCTATGTTCTTATCATCGAAGTGCTCGATGGAAATCCCCTCTTCGCTCTCCTGCAATCCGATCAAATCAGAGGCAATCACCGCCTTGAGCCTTTCGAGTACCTGCATCTCGGTTATCATCGTTTACTCTCCTTTTCGATGCGCGCCACCTCTCGCTGCACCAGCTGATCCAGTTTCGTCTTGAAGGCCGTCGTGCTCAGGTATTTTTTCACCGGAGCGGCCACGAAATCGCGCTCGGGAAGCTTCACCGAGTGCACGCGCACCCATTTTCCGTCCTTCTGGAATGTGAGGTATCCTCCATCCTTGGCAGTGATCCGAGCTCCCTTGGCCAGTGCGTAGCCATAAAATACTTTGGTCTCTTGTGAGGAAGCCTTGGCCTCGACGATGACGGCCTTGCCGCTACGGATCACACGGCGGCTGATGCTCTTGTATAGCACCCCACTACCTTTGGAGAGCCCGTGGGACTTGTATGCCTTGCGCACCTGGGCTCTTGCGGCCGTGCCGATGCCGCCCAGGATGCGACGCATCGCCTTGTGCCGATTTACCCCGAGGGATTCGAGGTACCCTAATGCTTCAGCCAAGTCGGTCTCGACCGATACGCTTTCGGTGCTGTATCGTTTTCGTCTGCCGGTCATGTCAGAACCCCAGGATGCGCAAGCTGTCCAGCGGTTGGAGGTACTTTCGGTAGTTGCTGTAATTGACGAACGTGCGGCTGTTGTCGGCAAAGCTCTTGCCTGTCAGGCCGATGTTGCCACCGGTCTCGCTGAGCATGAGCGTGGCGATGCGGAGGATCGAGACCACAATCACCGAAGGCATCTGCCCGATTTCCCATCCCGCTGTGTAGCTCACGATGATGTTGTCCTCGCCGACGGGGAACTTGGTGGCGTGGTCCACAAAACGGATATGGTCGTCGCATGCGGCCACCAGGGACGTGTCCACAGCGGCTGTTCCTACAGTGAGCGCTTGGACAGCGGTGATGTTGCGACAGGGTAGGTACAGGCGACGGGAACCCGAGCCCGATGCGACCACATCGGTATACTCCTGCTGCTTAGGATCGAAGCCCAAATACGAGCTCACGATATCCTCGGCAGTACAGAGGAAGGCGCCCTTGAGCTGCACGGCCTCGCTTGCGTCCTCGTAGTTGCCGCTGTAGGTGTTAAACATGGCGATGCTGGCGATCATGCGCTTCCTCCTTCATTGAAATGATGGACACCCCGGTTCTCACCGGGATGCCCCCAAAATCCTTGGAATTCTTTTACTGTCAGCTGGCCATCAGGCCCGCACTTCTGAGCTTTGCCAGCAGTGCATTGAAATCCACCACGAGATCCTCGATGGTGGTAGCCGTGCTGTCCGCTTGGCTGGCAGCGGCATTGATGCTGCCACTGGGCAGCCCTTCGATGATCGCCGCAGGATCGATGGTGACCTTCGCATTCGCAGCGAGGATGACCTCGCCGCCGATGACCGTTTTCTCACCGCCTTGCTCGCGGTAGTTCTTCGTGTTGTATCCCATCAATTGCCTCCCTTAGGCCTTCTGCTGGAGGACCTTGACGGCCTCGCCGAGGATCAGTCGCCCATCCACACGCTGGGATCCGAGGAACCCCACCTGCCCGGTCGGGGCGAACAGTTCACCCAGGCGCTTGAAGGTGCGTCCCTGGCGGTCGGCGATCCAGTAGTACGAGAAGTCCCCGAAGGCCAGCGTCTTGGCCCCGCCTGCGATCTCGGGCATGCACGTCGAGGTGCGAACCGGGCGGCCCAGGATGGTGTCGGGTTCCTTGGCCACCAGCGAGGGCTGCCAGATGTACTGCCCGTTTCCATCCTTGAGCTTGCGGATCGCCTTGATGGTGGCGTCGTTGGTCAGCCACACCGCGTTCTTGCGGTACGGAGAGCGAAGCGCATGGTACAGGTCGATGACCTCATCGGCACTCAGGGCGGTTGCGGAGGCCGCGTTGACGCCGATTTGTGCACCCCCGGTGGCCGCGAGGATACCCAGGGGTTTGCCCGAGCCGTCGCCGGTGAAGAACGCGGCCTCCTCCTTGGCCCCGATGCGCCGTGCGAACTCGGCGGCGATGTAGGACTCGATGTCGAACACGCTGTCGTTGATGAGCTCCTCGCTTACCTTGATGATCGTGCCCAGCTTGTAGGCGCTGATGGTCACCTGCCCGAAGCTGTCATCGCTCTCAGGATACGTTCCCTCCTCGTCGATCCATGCCGCCTCGCCCTTGCTGGTGGAAATCGGGATCTTGCGGTCGCCGCTGGCGGTCTGGATGAGATGCGCGATCGATCGGAAGATGTTCTCATCCTTCAGCGACTCGACGATGGTGCGTTCGAACTCGTCGGGCACGAGGTAGCCGCCCTCGGTGTCGGTCCCCACCTGCAGCGCGTTCTTTACCTCGAACTCGTTGCCCTGGCGCCGCATGTGGTTCCAGAAAGCCGAGCGGTACTCCTGCGATGCACGTCCCGCCTTCTTGTTATCCATCTTCTGTGCACCCTCGGGGCGGCTGGTGATGGGAGAGCCCACATGAGCGTTCAGCTCACGCTCGAACGCCTCGATGCGCTCCTGTCGTTCGATCTCGTGGCCCAAATCCACAATCTCGGCTTCCATACGTTCGTAGGTGGTGGTATCCTCGGCGCTCAGGATGCCCTTGTCGTTGCGCCTGGAGTCGAGGAATGCCTTTGCCTGTTCCCAGGTCTTCGCGCGCTGGGAGCGCATGTCGTTGATCTTTCCCATTGTGTCTTCTCCTATTGGGGTTTGATGAGATTCAGTCGTTTCTCGAGCTCGCCAAGGGCGGCTCTGCCTTGTTCAGGTGGCTCCTGGTCTTCTGCGATTGCATATGTTTCGGTGATCTTGTTCATCAGTGAGAGCTGCGAGGTGCGCATCGAGAATTCATACGATGCCTCATTGGACGCTTTCTTCGCGTCCTCGAGGATCGCATCGGCGAAGCCCAACTCAATGGCCTTCTTGGCATTCATCCACGTCTCGTTGTCCATCAGGTGGCTGATCTTCGCCCGGGTGAGGGTCGTCTTGATCTCGTAGGCGTTGACGATGCTTTCCTTCACCTCGTCCAGCATGCCGATGGCCTTTTGCATGTCCTGATGGTTGCCATAGGCGAGCGTCATGGGATTGTGGATCATCATCAAGGCAGTGGGCGCCATGAGCACCCTCGTGCCCGCCATCGCGATGACCGAGGCAGCGCTTGCTGCGATCCCGTCGATCTTCACCGTGATTGCCCCCGGATAGTCCATCAGCATCGCATGGATGCGGCTCGCCGCGATGCAGTCCCCTCCAGGTGAGTTGATCCAGATGGTCACCTCGCCGCTGTCGGCGAACAGCTCGCTGCGGAACTGCTCGGGGGTGACATCATCATCAAACCAGCTCTCCTCGGCGATCGTGCCCGAAAGCTCAAGGATTCTCGGTCCGCCTTCGTCTTCGCCCTGGTTTTTCCATTGCCAGAACTTCCTGTTCTTCATCGGTATTCTCCTTCTGTACACTTGGGTCCTGCCGGCTTGAACCGGCCATAGAGATGGGCAGCATGTTCCCGTTGACGAGATACATGCTTCCTCCGTCCTGATCTGATATGAGGTCCATATCCTCCAGCGCCCTGATGTCGTTCGCGCTCATCCAACCGTTCTGGCGCGCGGTGGCATACCCGCCCATGCGGCTCTGGTAGTCGCCACGCAGCAGTCCCTCGACATTGAAGCGAAAGAAGTGCATCTGCTTCTCATCGGGTGCCAACAGTGCACGTGAAAGCGCCTGCTCCCAGCGGATGACCCACGGATCGAGGGTGTATTTGACGAACTCGAGCGACTGCTGCTCGATGTTGCTGAACGAGGACTTCTCCAAGTCCCCCACCATGTGAGGGGGGACGCGGAAGATGCGCGCGATCTCGTTGATCTGGAACTTGCGCGTCTGCAGGAACTGCGCCTGCTCGGGTGAGATCGAGATGGGCGTGTATTTCATCCCCTCCTCGAGCACCGCGACCTTGTGCGAATTGGATGAGCCGCCGAACTGGCCCTGCCACGTATCGCGCAGGCGTGTGGGGTCCTTCACCGTTCCCGGGTGCTCGAGTACCCCGCTGGGGGCGGCCCCGTTGGCAAAGAACTTCGCCCCATACTCCTCACAGGCGATAGCCATACCGATGGCGTTCTTGGCCATCGCGATAGGCGAGTAGCCCACCAACCCGTCGAAGCCGAGTCCCGGTATGTGCAGCACCTCTGAGGCGTCCAGCACCACCGAGTTTCCCTGCATGGTGGGAGCGTCCTCGGCGCTGGTGGTGTATTGGTAGTAGAGCTTGCCGCTCTTGTCGCGGTCCACCTGCATGCGGTTGGGCATCAGCGGGTACAGCGCGGCCACCTGGCCCTTGCCGTTTCGGATGATCTGCGCATACGCGTTTCCCCAGAGCAAGAGGTGGGTCATCAGCGTTTCGCGGAACACGAAGCTGGTCATCTCCGCATTGGGCTCGCTGTGCAGCAGGGTGTACAGCGGATGATCGGTGGCCTTGTGTTTGCTCGCATCGTCGTCGTGACGGTACAGATGGAGCGGTAGGCCTGCGATCGCTTCGGCCAGGATGCGCACGCATGCATAGACAGCGGTCATCTGCATCGACGAGCGTTCGTTCACCGCCTTGCCGGATGTCGATCCTCCGAAGAGAAAACTGTATGAGGACCCGCTGGTCCTGTTTTGTGGCCGCTCACGCGTTCTGGTGACCAGCTTGGATATGAGTCCCATGTATATGTCTCCTGATTTCTAGATGTAGAGGATGCCCCGGTTCTCATAAACCGATTCACGTAGATCGTTGCCGCACCTGATCGCCCGGTCCAGTGCCATGATCGCAGCCACCGCCCCATCGATCTTCTCGGTGGATTTTTGTTTGTCCGGCTTGATGTTCCCGGCCGGGTCGGTACGGATGAAGATGTTGTCGACCATCCAGCGAAGCACCGGGTGACCCGCATGGGCGAAGGTGCGTTCGAGCACCAGTTTCATCAATTCTTTGGTCGGCGGGCTCATGTCCTTGAACCCCTGGCCGAAGGGGACCACCGTGAAGCCCATGCCCTCGAGGTTCTGCACCATCTGCACCGCTCCCCAGCGGTCGAAGGCGATCTCGCGGATGTTGTATTTCCTGCCCAGCTCCTCGATGAAGGCCTCGATGTACCCATAGTGGACCACATTGCCTTCGGTGGTCTGGATGAACCCTTCGCGCTCCCACACGTCGTAGGGCACATGGTCGCGCCTCACTCGTAGGTCGAGGGTCTCCTCGGGAAGCCAGAAGTAGGGCAGCACGGAGAACTTGTCCTCTTCATCCCGCGGAGGGAATATGAGGGTGAAGGCGGTGATATCGGTGGTGCTTGAAAGGTCCAATCCTCCATAGCAGACCCTCCCTTCCAATGCCGTCTCATCCACCGGGAAATCGCAGAGGTCCCATTTCTCCATCGGCATCCAGCGCACTGCTTGCTTGACCCATTGGTTGAGCCGAAGCTGACGGAAGCTGTTCTCCTCGGCGGGATTCTGGCGTGCACTTTCACACGCTGCCTTCACCTTTTCCAGAGCGATGGTATGTCCCAGCGAAGGATTGGCCTTCTTCCAGGTCTTCGGGTCCGTCCAGTCGTCGTTTTCGTCGGCACCGTAGATGACCGGGTAGAAGGTCTTGTCGTGTTTTCTTCCCTCGAGAATATCCTTTGCCTTCTGGTGTTGCTCGTAACAGATCGAATGCTGGTCGGTCCCGGCTGTGGTGATCAGGAAGAATAGCGGCTGTGCTCTGGCATCGCCCGAGCCCTTGGTCATCACGTCAAAGAGCTTCCTATTCGGTTGGGTGTGCAGTTCGTCGAAGACCACCCCGTGGATATTGAATCCATGCTTGGAGTAGGCTTCGGCGCTCAGCACCTGGTAGAAGCTGTTGGTCGGCAGGTACACGATGCGCTTGGTGGCTGCCAGGATCTTCACTCGTCGATTCAGCGAGGGACACATGCGCACCATGTCCGCTGCCACTTCGAATACGATCGATGCCTGCTGGCGGTCGGCTGCGCATCCATAGACCTCGGCGCGTTCCTCGAAATCTCCACAGGTCAGAAGCAGCGCCACCGCGGCGGCGAGCTCGCTCTTGCCGTTCTTCTTGGGAATCTCGATGTAGGCGGTGTTGAACTGCCGGTACCCGTCGGTCTTGACGATACCGAACAGGTCGCGGATGATCTGCTCTTGCCAAGGAAGCAGCAGAAAGGGTTTTCCCGCCCACACGCCCTTGGTATGGCGCAGGCATTGGATGAAGGCCACCGCATGGTCGGCCTTGCCCTTTTCGTAGGTCGAGTCCTTGGCCATGAACGCAGTGGGTTTGTAGTTTTTCAGTTGTTTCATGGCATTCCTGTGTATACAAAAGAAGACCCCGGGGGGTCTTCGCTAGTGAAGTCTGTAGCGATCAGGGACGTTCCGTTAATGAGCGCTTTCCATTGTATTCATCACCGCCTGCTTGAGGATACCTTCATCGAAGCCACAGTCGCGGTAACCGTGTAGGATCGTCGCGTAGTAGTACGCATCCGGCATCGCCAGCGGAGGTCCTGGGTTCATGACGTAGGCCATCGCCACCAACTCATCTCCATCAAGGTTCACCATTAGGTTCTTCTTGCGATACAGGTGTGGGTGCCCCTCGTAACGGTCAAGAGCCCTTTCGCACTTCTCGGTAATCTGCCAGAGCAGCACCGGAACACTGGAGCCCCGTTTTA